AACGTGAATGAACTCGTCATCATCCACGATAGCAGCAGCCGCTACACGACCAAAGGAACGTGATACTACTACTACAGTACTGGACGTTACCGAGGTAACTCGGATGTTCTCGCGCGTACGAGTGAGATGATAAACCTGGCCCGCTACTACCCCTGCAGTGGAATCTACAGTAAGGGTTTCATCCCCAGCTGCGTAGCCAGCACCATCGTTGATGGTCAGCTTGGCAAAGGTCCAGGTCTTAGAAAAGTACCCGTGCTTAATAGACTTAGCACGAGTACTACCAGTGCCTCCGGTCAGCGCAAACAGCGGTGCACTACCATTGGGGAACAGCCGCATGATATGAGTACTGAACGATTTCTGGTTCAGTTCATCAGGGTTCATGTAGACTGTAAACATACCTTTTTCGAATGACATAATAGCATTCCTCTAACTGCGGTTGATTAAATTACAGACCAAGTTCCTTTTCCCAATCAACCTCAGCGACTTGACCAGGCTGGCCCTTCTGCTGTGGGTTCTGCAGGGATGTTATATCTAAGCCTAGCGCCTGTGCAGTCACTTGCTGCAGGTACTGCTTAGACTGCTCTGCGATCCAAGAAGGATTCGCGTCAGGGTAACGCTTATGCAGTCGTTTGGCCACATCCACTAATTGGCCTTTGACTACTGGGTTACTCCAAGCTTCCTTAGAGTAACCCTTTTCCATTTCCTGCCCAACCAACTGCTCTCTTACTGCCGGAGCTACATTCTGCCGGTCGTAATCTGAACGGGCATTGACATACTTATCCGTCAGTGCTGCATTGTGCTGTACAGCGTTCATATAGCTCTGACGCCCTACGTGCTGGATGAGTTTAAGAAGCGCCTCAGTGTCTCCACCCTGTACTGCCTGCAGGTCCTCTGCCGTTACGCCTCTAGTGAAGTCCATTCCATTGGCTACTTCAGTAAGCGTATCCTGGGATAACGTAAAAGCAGGAGGCAGGTTTTCTGCTTCCCCACCTTCTGTATTATCAAACAAACCAGAGAAAGCATCAAGAGGGTTTTCTGGTGCAGTAGGCTGCGGTGGCTCAGTAGGAGCACCTGTCTGTTGCGAGGTCGGCTGCCCCGGTTGCCCCTGTGGGTCAGTAGGCTGATGCTGCCCCTGCTGGGGTTGACCACCTGGCATAAATCTGGACATGAAACCCCCAGCCTGCCACTGCTGCACTGGGAGAGCCGTTACTAATTTACTCATCTTAATCACCTTTATGTTTACGCTGTTAGTTGGTTACACTAGGCATAATTGAGGTTGGGCCCCAGGCTGCGTCGCGCGTGGCTAATGTCCGGGCCAAAGCTGAAGCTTTGGAACCCGGCCACGCGCAGGCTACGACTTGCCTCCCAACTTCAATTAGCCGTTCCACTGCGAGCACTAGCTCTCCTCGCCTCTGTCTACCCAAGTGCGGGGCTTGCCCATAAGTCCGGCGCTTTCTGCCAGCCCCATGATTGTTTCTATCTTACCTAGATAGTACCCTTCTGCAAAGAGGGACTTCTCTGCTGTCATATGCGACAAGTCGACTGGGGTAGTCATTCTGTCTTTGAGGATAGTAGCTTCGACATGAGCTAGCCATTTACTAAGCACACTATGTTCTTCGAACAGATGCTGTAGGGCTACTAGCTCAGACCGGTCCAGTTGGTCCAGCCCCTGTTTGAGGCTGAGTAGGCTGCGTGGGGGTAGTTGCATCAGTAGGGGTTCCTTCTGGTTGAGTCATATAATTATCAATGCCCTTTACGCCGCCCAAGGTCATCAGATGGGCAAAGATATTAGGCAAGGCGGGGCCAAACTGCTGTTGCAGTATCTCAGAACTTTGTATCAATTGCATACTAGCAGCAATAAGATCTGTAGAAGCCAGCTTACTACTAGGGGTGTAGCCATCCCCCATACGGAAGTCGAACATCACACTACGCAGGGTGTTAAGGTCCAGCTCTACTTCTTTACCAGAGGTAAGTGAGCGTAGCTTATGCGCCTCACTAAAGCGTGAGATGTTCATCTTCATCATCTGCTTTAGTGGCATAAAGATCTGGAATTCTAGCATGATGGCCGGTAGCCGCTGCCTCATGTCAGCATTAGACATGATAGTACTAAACTCCTCCCTGGTTTTATTTCCTTTCTGGAACTGCCCCTGCTGCGCCCGATTAAGCCCATTCAGCTCGTTAGTCCAACCGGCTATAGTCAGGGCGTCACCGATAACATGGTCAGTACCCCTCGAATCGTATGGGATAGAGTAGTACATATCCGCTAGCCTCCCCTTCGTCAGGGAGTTAGTCTGGACGGCTATCTTAGCGCTAGGGTTAGCGTCGTTGACATCTTCTGGGGCTATGGCGGTCGCGTCGTATATCGCTCTGTCCGATATGGCGCGGCGCGCACTATGAAAGCGGATGTTAGTCATGGCGCTGACCGCTTTCTGCATAGGCACTGTAGATTCTGCCATAGACTGGGTCTGCAGCCCGAAGCCATCCTCCATTGGGCTACCAATCATAATAGGTAGAGAGTTGTATGCTGTGTAGACTGGCTGCACATAGAGAAGGATCTCATTCACTATTATGAACTTGTAGATGCGATACTCATGCTCTTTCATACCTTTAGTCTCAGGGGATAAGAGCCCGTAAGCTTTAGGCCTAACCCTACGATACAATACCTTTACTTCAAACAGATCCTTGTATATTTCGGTCTTGCCTCTTTTGTGTGAGGCCGCCATCTCGAAGTAACGCTCCCAGGAGAACTCTGTCTCTGTAGTAACGTAATGGGATATTTGAGGCTTCTCTCTCCAGTACGAGTGATCCCTCTGATTCTGCATGGCATCAAATACTTTGCCTGTGTTATGCAGATACCCCAGGTCCATAGCACTGAGGCGAGTTATCAGAGCACTTAGATTGCTAGGAGTGGATAGGTAAATGTAACCTGCATACTCCCCGTCTTTATGATTGTCACCTGGGAGCACTGACATATCATGTATGGTGTTATACGGATCCAGCCTGCGTATCTTGTTATACCCTACAAAGATCTGCCGAGTTTGATACTCCCCTGCATTATCTAAGTTCGAGTTATCTAGTTTATTCTCCCACTCCTGTATTACATCCCACTCTGTGTTGATAGGAGCGTAATTATACTTCATGGCGTCCTTAAAGAACATCAAGAGCTCTTTAGGGTAACCAGAGATGGTGGAGTATTTGTCTACTAGAGTCTCAATATATTCAGCAGTCTTACGAAACTGCGGGTCACTGACCACTGGGAAGATAGGGCTCCCACTGAGATATAGTTCAGCCAGATATGCAACTGCGGTGTCTACCTGGGATACTATCAATGGGATGTTGACGTCTACGAAGGTGCTCTCCAGATCTCGAAACTCCCCACTGCATTGCTGCATAGCCTTCTGTACTGCATCCGTACCATCCCCATTGTGGCGCGTCTGATCTTTGAGTGCAGTGTATCTTGCATACATTACATCTACTACTTCCATCTTAGTATGCAATTCCTCAAGATGAGTAGTCGCATGCTCAAAGGTGGAGTTAACTAATTCTACTAGAGTCTTTTGGGTATCCTGGTGAATGGTATATTCAGCCATCTTATATGCTCCTAGAAGGGGGTATTTATCTTAGGTCTTTGACTCCGGGGAGCCCGTGGCTTGAAGTATTCGTCGTCTTTCATAATGCCAAGTAGCCCATTGTATTCTCTGCGCACATCTAATCCATAGGCTGCGGCATCGAGATAATCATCCCTATTATCTTTCTCTCCTATCTTATACTTACGCCCATACCAAATGAACAGGTTACGCGCAGTCTCGTCAAAAAAGTGGTAGCGGCCTTCCATCCATTCATCTCGCAATTCTTTAATACGCGTCTCTTTGTGCCTGCCGTGCGGTTTCAATTCTACCACAGCCACACTATTCTGCAGACCTGCAGCCTCCAAGAAGTAGTCCAGCCAAAAGCACAGGGTCTGCTGATAAGCTACTGACTCTACCCCTATTAGGGTGCATCTGTACTCCACAGCTAGCCTTATGGCTTCTTCTATTACTTTCTTGGGGTTCCAAATCCCCCCTACCATTTCCCTGATACCTGGGTCTCCGCCTCGTACTTCATGCACTACTACTACGTTGTCATCTGAATTATTCCGGAAGCCGGCTGGGTCTATAGTAATGAAGGCTGCATCTGGTTCTACTTCTAGTAGGTCATATGCTACCGCTGGCAGAGTGTCTGCGAGTAGGCGCTTCTCATTAGCTTGCGGGTCATTCATAATCTCCGCATACCAGTCTGAACCTAGCCCTAACCCTTCATCGTGGAAGAATGATTCTATGATCTCCTCTACAGACTGCAAGTCCGGCCATAGGCTTTCCCCTTCTACTAAGAGCGCACCTGTAATAAGAGAGATCCACTGTGGCATCTCCTTAAGAAGATACAGCATGCATTCCGTAGAATACATGTTCCCCAAATAAGCTATAACCCTGTCTCCGCGAGGAGCTACACACTTAAACAGAGTCATTACTAGCCAGGACTTGAGACGCCTACGCTCGGACTCAGACTGATCATTCTCTTTAGTCTGCACGTCATCGCACAAGATAAAGTCTGGGCGCTTGTTATCCTTGGCTATACCACGTACAGAGCTGAGTGCCCCAAGCGCATACAGTATTAGCTTCTTTCCATGATAGAAGCAGATCTTCTCTCTGTTGTTGTCTGTAGTAAGACGAGAGTTCCATGCGCCATATACAGCTTCTACGTTAGGAGACCCCATCATGTCATTTACATCTGATAGGATGTTACACGCCAGCTCTTCATTGGCAGCTACTATAAGAAGATATTCTGTCTTATCATAGGCTATAAGCCAGCATATTACCAGCTTAAGAAAGGTAGTCTTTGCGAACCCGCGTGGAAGCCCCAGAGCCATCCTGAGTATCTTACCGGCTACTGCAGAATCCCTAGAGGTGATAAGATACCACATAGCCACATACATAAGAGGCCACTTGAATATACAGACATCCGGCAATACTAAGGCAGAGAAGAAATTAAAGTCCTTCCTGCCTTTCTCGTAGGCCTGAGCTTGGTCTACTAAGTATTCTCTAGCAATTGAGCTATTGGTCTGCATTATCGCTCGCATCTAAAGCTGTGGAAGTAGGCTCGGCTATTAAGCTAAGCAAGTGTGCACTAGCCTCTTTGGCCTTGAGGAGCTTGTGCTTATAATGCGAAGCCAGAATGGCCGCTTTCCTGGCTTCTCTCCTGGCTTCCATTTCCTTCTTTGCTACGGTCGAAGTAGGCATAAGAGCCTCCTCTATGGTGACAGCATGCTACAAGTCAGGGTAGCCTTCTATGCTATCCTGGTCCGACTGGAAGTCATCCAGCGGGTCCGCTCCCATGGGCTGGAAGGCGGAGGGGGGCTGCCCGCTAGCTACCCTGTGCCTTTCTATTAGCTCGCCGGCTTCCATAGCGTTCATGGAACTAAGAGAGCGCCCTTCAATAGCAATGACTTCGTTATTAGGGGACAACTGCAAAGCATCCTTCCCTATGGCATGCTCCGGTAGCGTAAGCTGTATAGCTACCCGGGAGTTGCCTCCTGCATATACATTCAGCTGCGTAGGCGCATTCATCTTTGCCATTGCTGCGTGCCGCGCGGCTATTACGTTAAGCACCCCAGTGAGCTGCCTTGGGTCCGTAGACAGCGAGATGCTAGTAGACAGGGCTGCTATTACCCTATGCTCCAGTTGGGTGTACCTGTCCGCTAGGACCCCAGCCTCTTTTTGAAGGCTAGTGGAGGATAGGTCGGCCAGCTTCTCGCGGACGGCCTCGCGGCTTCCAAAGTGCTGCTCTAGTAGGCTAGCCTCTTCTGGGTCAACCCCTTCTAATCCTGTAGGGTTTTTGAAGGCGTGTAGCAGTGCTATGAACTCTTCATCCTGTGTTAGGCGAGTAGTCCAGGCTTTTGGCACGCCTAGTATACTTTGAATGTCAGAAACAGTCGCACCCTGCACCGTAAGCTGCGCAGCTCGTTCCTTCTTACTCATACCCGCAGCTGGCGCATTCATAGAAATTCCTCCTCAATCTTCAAACCTCGAAGCTAGCGGCTTCGATTTAACTTAAGTATACCTTAATTTGGCTTTGACGGGAAGGAGATTTAGGTGCTAGTAGGGGTGTAGGTTTGTAGTATAGCTAAACTAGAAATTTGACGCGATTATCCGAGGGGTCTAAATGATACCGCGCGCCCCCCTTAAAGCAAAAAGGCCCCTAGGCCCCCCTCTCCTGGTTGCGAATCATTCTAATTGCCATTCCCTTCTAACATCCGGGCAAAATAAAACCCCCGATAGCGTAAGCCACCGAGGGTTGGTAAGACTAGCAGTGCAACTAGCGTAGCGCTATGCGTTATAGATCGTCGAACAGGTCACCCTCATCGTCGTCGCCCCCTACGAACTTGTCGAAGTAGGCTAGCTGTGTGCTGCTTAGCGCCGCGTTGTCCACCGAGTCGAGGAACCCGGCAAAGTACGGTTCAATCTTAGCCTGCACTTCCTGCGGCTGCAGCAGGAACGCCTTAGGGGAGTTGAAGCATTCGACTATCAGCATAGTAGTCTTAGGGGCCTTGCCCAGCGCATCGGCGTAGGCTTTGAACTGCTTCTTGAGCGCAGTCAACTGCGCCAGCGCTTCCCCGTTGCCCCCCATTACTGGCGGCGCGGTCACGTCTGCCATTGTGGCAGGGATACTAGCGCCAGGACGCAGCTGGGTAGTGCCAGTCACCAGACGGTTGCGCGCCGTAGCTTGCACCGCACCTCGAACGCAGCGCATAAGCCAGCTAGCAAAGTCGCCAGCGTATTCAGGGATGCCGTCGTCGCCTACGCTTACGCGCTCCAGCGGGTCAGATGCAAGCAGCACCTTAATCTGCTCAAGATCAGGCATGGGCACGGTTACAGTACCCACGGGCTGGCGCTTCTTGCCTACGGTCTTAGTGATAGCAAGGGTAGTGGTCAGGTTCAGTCTAGTCATGTCGTATACTCCAGTGGGCAATGCCCTATAGAAGGCGCGCTTGGGGCGGCGCCGTGGCCCATGCTTAGCTAGTTAGACTAGCGGCTGCGCAGCGCCCAGTAGGCCAGCATGATAAAGAAAATCACGCCAGCGCCGTAGGTTATCAGCGCGAACAAAAGGAATGCCTCGGTTGCCATATTCATCTCTGCGCCTCCCCTTAGCGGTCAAGTGTGAACTGGATCGGTTGCAGCCTGCCAGTAGTAGGGTTGTCCAGCCAAAAGCGCAAGCCGCGCGCTTCAAGGTTATCCTTCATGGCGTTGAACATTGCTTGATAGGCTAGCGGGCGTACCTCCTCGGGGAACCAGCTGTCGCAGGTGGCAAGCGCCTTGTCCACTATATGGATGCACTCGGTCAGTGGGGTGAAGCTGTGCATCATACCCCCATGCTGTGTGCCTAGCATGATAGCCAACTCGCGATCTGCATCATCCAACCTAGTAGGCAGGGCTGGCGCATCGGGCAGGCCTTCGGTCTTGCTATTCAGGTAGTAGGTAGTCATGTCTGTATCTCCTTATTGATTACCCCTTAAGTATAGCACAACTGGCAGGAAGTGCAAGGGGGTAGTG